GTACTCGCCTAGCGAGAGCAAACTAGCAGTACATAATAGCAAAAAAAGATTTCGCGTAAATATTCAAGGGCGACGTAGCGGAAAAAGTTACAGCGCGGCTAAAGAAATCTTGCCATATCTACTCAGTCCTGGAAACAGAATATGGGTAGTGGCTCCTACGTTAGATTTAGCCGATAAGATCGTTAGAGAAGTCAAGGTAGACGTAATGACGAAACTGAAACTGCCGATCGCCTACAAAAAAGAAATTAGTGGCCAACTCCACTATATGAAACTAGCGGGTCTTAATAGTGAGATCTCAGCAAAGTCAGCGGACCGGCCAGAGTCATTAGTAGGAGATGGCGTAGATTGTTTGATTGTCGAAGAGGCAGCAAAAATTAGAAAGATCGTATGGGAACAATATTTAAGACCAACATTATCGGACCGCGAGGGCTGGGCCTTATTTACAACCACTCCAGAGGGATTTAATTGGATCCATCAACTATGGCTCAGGGGCGAATCGAAGGAATTTCCCGATTGGGACAGTTGGCAGCACCCATCCTGGGAATCTCCATTTTTTAAAGATGATATTGAGGAGTTAAAACAAACTTTAACTTATGAAACCTGGCAACAAGAATTCGGAGCGCAATTCACCAGCTTTTCTGGTAGGGTCTTACCCTTTGATCGCTCCATTCACATTCAGAAACTCAAGCCCAATCCCAGTTTACCAACATACGTCGGAATCGACTTTGGTTATCGAACCGCGTGCGCAAATTTCTTTCAAGTGGAATCTAAACCAGGCGAAAAAGATAAAGTCTACCAAATAGATGAAATTTGGGAAGAAAACATCAAGACCGAGAGTTTTGCTGAAATGATAAAAGCAAAACCTTTCCCGATCATCCGCTATTTCGCAGATCCAGCCGGTAGTAACACCCAGGGCCAAAGTGGCGTAAGTGATATTGAGATATTTAAGCGTTATGGAATGCGCTGTGATTTTAGGCGTGATAAGGTTTCCAGGAACATCCCCAACGGTGTAACTCATATGCGGACCTGGTTCGAGGATGCAAATGGAAATTCACACTTTTTTGTAGATCCAAAATGTAAAAGAGCGATACAAAGCTATGAGAACTATCGCTATCCAGAGAAAAAAGCGGACCAGAGACTAAAGGAAGAGCCACTTAAAGATGGGGTTTTCGATCATAGCAACGATGCCACTCGCTATTTCTTTTGTAACCTATTTCCGATTAAAAGTAGACAAGCAGGAGTAATAGACTGGTAGATATATGATTATAAAAGATATTTCCGAACAACTTATTGTAGACGGCCTATCCGATTATTTGAACACTATAGAAAATAGGAGAAGTCGCGAGCGCGATTACCTTTTAGATTTCTATGAGGGCATAAACGTAGATCATTACGTAAAAGAATATTTTGGTAGTGAAAGTTTGCAGCAAGTACCAATTTTTACACAAAATTTAACAAGACGCGTTTGCAAGGCTAGGGGAAAATCATACGCCAGGCCCGTGCGTATGTCAGTAGATGAGCGTTACCGTGAATTAGCAGACATTCAAGATCTAAATGCAAAGCGCAAACAATTAGAGCAGACCACTTTCCTACTTGGCACTCAAGGCTTTCGCAGCTTATGGAACGCGAGACATAATCGCGTAGAGTATGAGATATTAAGCCATATGGAGCCAATTTTCTTAGAAGGGGAAAACGTACCCTTCGGATGTATTTACGCCATAGAGAACCAGGGCCTAGCAAAGCTTACCGATCAAAAGTTTGTCGTATGGACCGAAACAAGGGATAATGTCCCTGGACGACACTTTGGTATTCACGCTAACGGCGAAAAGTTCTCATTTAACGATTCAGATCTTAATCCATACCAAATTTTACCAGTAACCTTCGCCTCGCGCTATTCTCCATTAAGAGATTTCTGGGTAGGAGATGCCTCAGATGTCGTTAGAGCGGATCTAGCTTTGTCAGTAGCCGCAATGGAGATCTCATTATGTATTCGCCTAGGAGCGATCGGAGTCAAGTTCGTAACCGGCGTAGATGACCGATCCAGGATCTCAATGGGCGTAGATAAACTTATTTATTTGCCCGAAGGAGCCAATTTTGGCGTTACGGGACCATCTGCAAGCATTGATGACCTGATCAAAGGCGCTAAATACTTAGTAGAGACAACTTTAAACAATAATCAGCTACGCGTAAAATTTATAGATAGCCACGGTAACGCTGAGTCTGCTGAGGCCTTACGGGTCCAGGATATTGACCATACATCTGAGATCTCATCTAACATTGAAGATATATGGCGTCCCTGGGAACATAGAAGATACCAGGTAGACAAACGTATTATTGAGGTCCAGACCGGCCAGGCACTTTCAGATGAATATTTTGTCGATTTTGAAGAGCCAAAGATCATGTCTCCTAGCGAAGAGCGTGAAATGTATACCTGGCTATTCCAAAATAAACTAGCTACTCGTGAACAATACCTTCTATGGAAAAATCCAGATCTATTACCAGAAGAGGCTACAAAATTATTAGCCGAGGTCGATGAGTCAGAGGGTAAACCGGAGCAAAATAGGTTATTAAATAGATTGCAAAGCTAATGCCATTATCAAATACCATTGATAAAGCAATAGCCGATTTCGAGGACCAGCTAGAACAATCTCAAGATTTATTTATTGAAGATATAGAGGCATTGAGGGATGAAGGTCTATCTACTGAGGAGATCCTGGCGGTGCTTGCTGGGATCTCAATGGTAGACTACTGGCTCCAGGATGTACAAATGCAGCAAGCGGTCAATCGCCTAATGGTTAGTTTTGATACATTATTAGATGATGCGGTATTCTTTGGCAAAGTATCTGAAACGCAATTACTTGCGCTGCGCAATATGCAGCAATCTTCGATCTTAAAATACGCTGACGACATTGGAGAGCGCGTCAGATTATCCCTGGTCCAGGGAGTTCTGCAAAAGAAGTCTAAAAGCCAATTAAAGCGAATGTTAATGCAAGATCTATCAATTAAACCTTACCAGGTAGATACGATTGTTTCAACATCAATGGCTACATATTCCAGGTCCTTAACATTATTACAGTTAGAAGGTTCTCCAGACCAAAGGCTGATCTACCAGGGGCCAATGGATTCAAAGACCAGGCCCGTTTGTATACGAATGCTTAAAGAGGGAGGGATGACGCAATCCCAGATAGAATTAAAATATCCAGGCGCTTTACGAGACGGCGGAGGCTTTAATTGTAGGCATCAATGGGTCGCTTTGTCACCTAAGACGCAAAATAAGGACATACGCGATAAAGCTAAAGTAGCTTATCAAGGTATGCAAGCTAAGGCTAAGAAAAATGGGGCGGACATGGAAATCGCCAAAAACTTTAGAACAATATTATAATGATTAATTTTAAAAACGCATTCAGAATTAACCGCTCATTTTTTAAGCGAGTGGGTAAAATGGTTTTTAAAAGACACAAGGCCAATATCTTTGATAAGGGCCTAAATGCAGCCGGTAAGAAATTCTTACCTTATACCGATGCGTATAAAAAACGCAAGATGGCCGGCACGGCTGCGCCGAAACAAGTAAGTAGGAGTGGGACGCCAGATTTAACTCTAACTGGTCAAATGAAAAAATCATTTAGCCATTTCAAGGCGACTAAAGATGGATTTGAGTATGGAATCTCTGATCCAGTAATGGCCGAAAGAATGGAGTTTCAAGGACCAAGAAAAAAGAAGAAATCAAAATTAAGATATGTATCAACAGTAACTAATCCTACGACCCCAGATCTGCAAGATTTTATTGCAAAATCATTGCAAGCTCAATTAGTTAAGAATTTAACGAAAGAGATCCAGAGAAGCGGAATGGGTTATAAGATTATATCCATATAAGGAGAAAATTATGGAACCGGACACTAAAGCTAGTGTAGAGCAGCAAGCTCAACCCGTTGAACAGGGTAATGTTCAAGATGGCAGCGAAACTAGCGCTCTTTCAAATGCTATAGCAGATGCGAAAAAATACAGACACCAGCGCCAGGAATTGGAGAAAACGGTAACGGCCTTGCAAGATAAAATGACTCAGCGGGACGAGGCAGAAATGCAAAAGAATAACGAGTGGAAAGATCTTGCTACTAAGTATAAGTCCGAACGGGACGAGTATAAATCGCTTGCAGAAGAGGGGAAGGCTTTAAAAGAGTCTACCCGCAAAAATCTTCTGGACCAACTTTCTGATGATGATAAAGAGTTTGCCATCGATCTGAGTACAGAAAAACTGACAAAGTTCGTAGCACGGCAAGCTAAAATTAAAGTTGAAACAAACGAGGCTTATTCCAGGCCTATGCCAGATACTAAGGTGAATCCGTTTACGGAGATGAAGAAGGAACAACGGCAAAATAACTGGGGTAAGGTACTCGAAAATTATACTAAGCGATAGTATAGAAAGGTTATAAACCACATGGCACTAAGTGAAAATTTTTCTGGTGCATCCGTAACCACTACCACCGCTGCTAAATAAAATTGGCAGCGTTAAATCGCGGAATTAAGCGGGAAGGCTAAGTCGTAAGATAAGCTAATCCGAACCGAAGGCGAAAGCCAGGGGCAGAGCATAGATCTTGAAATAACAGATCCACGAGGCCGCGACAATCTAAATGATTGAAAAGATATGCCGAACTTTAGGGAAACTTAAAGAAGTAAAGGATAAAAAGCCTTTACGGTAACAACTGAATTTTATACCTGAGATTTGGACCGATGGAGTTAAAGCATATTTAGAACGCAATCTTGTGTTCGAACAATGTGTGGACACTTCTCTTAACGGTCTTGTTAAAGGCAAGGGAGATACTTTTCATATTCCCAAGTTAGCAGAAGTAAGTGATGCGGCTAAAGCAGCAGAAACACTTGTAACATACGCAGCCTCAACTCATGCGAAATCCGATCTTAGCATCGATCAGCATCGTTACGCTGCAAAATTGGTAGAAGATATAGCATCTGTACAGTCAATTCCAGGGCTTTTTGAGAAAGAAGTTTCCGGTATGGATATGCCGAGTGCATAAGTGATTATGCAATT